AGCATAAAATAAGAATATAAAAGAAAAAACAATAAAGGAGATACTGTTATGCTTAAGAAGTTAAATAGCAAACATATAGCATTTTGTGAAGAGTATGTTAAAAACTTTAGAAATGCTACAAAAGCCTATGCTATGGCATTTAAAGTAGAAGAGACAAAAGCTTCTACAAGAGCGTCTGCTTCTAAACTTTTAAAAGATGAGTTAATACAAAAAGAGATAAGAAAACAGGAACAAGAGCTTACAGAGACAGGTTTAGACAATGGATTACCTGATATTATTAAATTCTTATTAGATATTATACATACAGATACAACAGATTTAAGTTATCAAATTACTACTACAAAAACAGTTAAAAAAGCTGACGGAAGCTTTGAAGATGAGCCAGTTCAGCATATTTTCTTAAAGGATAAAAAAGACTTGACTCCAGAGCAAAGAAGAGTAATTAAGGACTACAAGGAAACAGATAGAGGAAGTAAAGTTATCACTACTTATGATAAACAGTGGGCAATAGAGCAACTTTTAAAGATTCAAGTTATGCTTACTAACAATGAGGGAAACACTGATATCAATGCTTTGATTAGTGATGTATTTAAAGATTTTACTGAAGAAGATAAAAAGAAAGCTTTAGAGAACATAAAAAAGTAATAAAAAAAGACTGAAAAAAGAGGTAAAAAAGACACAAAAAGGTCTATAAAAAGTGTCAAAATGAAGTAAAAATTAGTAAAAAATGTTAGCTTTTTTATCAAAAATGTTAGCTTTTTTACAAAAAAAGTTAACAAAAGTATAACATGAGAGTCAAAGAAAAGGAGCAAATTATAAAAATGTTAACATTAAATAATTTGCTTTTTTCTTTTTGTTAGTTTAATTTGACTTTAAGTCAAATTAACAACTGAAAGTTTATTTACTAACAAAACAAAAAAGGAAGGTGATTTAATTTGTATATTCCAAATAAACTAAAAAACAGAAATATGACTAACAACTTATTAAAAGAAATTGTTAGTGTATCAAATGAAACTGGACTCAAACTTACAAAAGAAGAATTACTTATAAGACTTTTATTAATAGATAGAGCAAAGAGTAGTTTCTGGGAATTTTGCAAGCTTATGATTCCAGAATTTTACATTGAAGATAAACAGTATTTAAAAGATTTATGTAAATTACTGGAAGACTTTAGAAACAATGATATAGACATACAAATAATAAATATGCCACCTAGAACTGGTAAAACACTAACAATAAAACTATTCTGTTTATATATTTTAGGACTTAGTGATGATGAGAATCTTATGGTATTTTCTTATAACAATATCTTATCTACACAATTTGCTAAAGATGTTAGAAAAGAAGTTTTAAAAGAAAGCGGAATAAATGAGAATAAGTTTTCTTTCAGAGATATATTCAACAAAAGAATCAGTAAAGATACAAGGGCAGCAGACAACTGGAGCTTAGAGGGACAGAAAAGAGGAGTTAGTTTTAGAAGTAGTTCTCCAAGTGGTTCAACAACTGGTTATGGTGGTTCTTTAATTGTAGTAGATGATATTATTAAAGACGCAGAAGAGAGTTACAATGAGACAAGACTAGAAGAATTATGGAACTGGTTTACTGGAACACTAACTTCAAGAAATGACCAAAAGTTTAAAATGATAGTTATGTTTACAAGGTGGAACAAAAAGGATTTAACTGGAAAACTTATTGATTGGTGTGAAGAAAATACAGACATTATCAAATACAATTTATACAAAATAAAAGCAATGAAAGACAACGGAGAATGGTTAGACGGTATTCCTGACAATACAAGACATATATGGGATATACAAAAGAGATTGTGTCCTGAAGACATATTTAGTGCTAACTATCAACAGGAGCCAATAGATATAAAAGGTCATATGTATAATGTATTTAAAACATATAAAGACTTACCAGGAGAAGGGATTGTATATAGTTATACAGACCCAGCAGATGTTGGAGAAGATTATTGCTGCAGCATAGTAGGTAAATATTATAATAATGCTATTTATATTACAGATATTTTATATACAAAAGATAGTATGGAATATACAGATAAAGCAATAGCAAAAATGCTTACAGAAAATGATGTAGAGAGAGCAAGAGTAGAGTCAAACAATGGAGGAAGAATCTTTAGTAAAAATATTATTAGTTATATGCATAATGAGTTTAAAAACTATAAAACAGTATTAAAAGATAAGAATCAACACGGAAACAAGAATATAAGAATTTTCAGTAACAGAAAGAATGTAGAGATGTTTTTCTATTATCCTGAGAATTGGGAAAAGAGATGGCCAGAGTTTTCTGACAGTTTAAAGAATTATAAAACAGAAGGAAACAACACTCATGATGACGCAGAAGACGCTATAACTGGATTCTTTGAATTTATGAGAGATTTAGGATATTTTAAAGAGTTAGATGTCTTAAATGAAGATAGAAAAAAGGATTTAGATTAATTTTTTTATTTTGTTAGTTAACAGTCTTACAGTGAATACTAACAAAAAGAAAAACAACAATTAAGCATATAATACTATAAATAATAAACAAGTAATAAAGGAGATTATGAATATGTCTAATAATTTCTATTTTAGAGATAGATTTAAAGAGTTCTTACAAAGCATAGGTATAATTAACAAAAGAAATGTAAGAGAATTAAGTCCTATTGATGAAGGAAAAACATTTCAAGAAAACCTTTTAGAGAATAAAATATGGTTTAGAGGTTTAAATAGAGAGTTAGAGCAGTTTTATATGGCCAACAAATATCTAGATTGGACTTCATTTTGGGGCAGTGCTAATAGGAATGAAAGAATAAGAAAAATACATATACCAATGGCACAGCTTACAGTAAATATACTAAAAGACATAACAGTCAATAGTATTGAAGACATAGATATTTCAAGAGCACAATATAAGAAAATATGGGAAAACATATATGAAGAAAACAATTTAAGTGATGTTTTAGACAACGCACTTGAAGGAGTTTTAGTATATGGAGACGGTGCTTTTAAGTTAAACTGGGACAGTTCTTTTTCTTCTTTACCTATTATTGAATGGGTCAATGCATCTGATATAGAATACAAATACAAATACGGAAGAATCCAAGAAATTATCTTTAAGAAAGTTTATTTTAAAGATGATAAAAGATTTGTATTGTTAGAGTTCTACGGTAAAGGATATATCAAATACAAACTAACTGACAGTGAAGGAGCTATTTATCCGCTAAACACAATTGAAGAGCTTATAGGTTTAGAAGATAAGTATTTTACAAAAGAAAACGGCCAGTTAGACACAAATATATTCTTAGCAATTCCTTTTAAAATCTGGGATAGTAATTTATATGAAGGAAGAGGAAAGAGTATTTTTGAAGGAAAGAAACAAATTTATGATGAATTAGATGAGACAATAAGTCAATGGATAGATGCATTAAGAAAAGGTAGAATACAGAAATATATTCCAGAGAGTTTAATTCCTAGAACAAGAGACGGAAAACTTGTTTTAGATGATGAGAGATTTAATGAGTTTATAAAAGTTGCTGATTATTCTACAAGTGAAGACGCAAGTGCTAAGATTGAAGTAATTGAGCCACAAATTCAAGTAGATAAGTATAAAGAAAGTTATTTAACATTCTTTGAATTATCAATTGACGGTCTTATATCTGCTTCTACAATAGGAATAAATACAAAGAGACTTGACAATGCAGAAGCACAGAGAGAGAAAGAAAAAGTTACTTTATATACTAGAAAGAGCATTATAAAAGGAATCAGAGAGTCCTTAGAAAAGTTAATAAGAGAAAGTATTTATTTATACAATTATGAAAATTCAGAAAGAAATTCAAAAGATTATACAGTTCTTATAAACTTTGGTGAATATGCAAATCCTAGCTTTGAAGCAAGAGTAGAAGTAATGGCAAAAGCAAAACAAGCTGGAATTATGAGCAATGAGTTCATAGTAGATGAATTATATCCTGAAATGAAGCTTGAAGAGAGAGAAAGAGAAGTTGAAAGATTATATAAGAATGATGAAAGCAAAAAGATAGGAACAAATTCTTTCAATGATGAAGAAAAAGCTGCTAGTGCTGAATATGAGCTTGATTATTAATTAAAATAAGAGTCATTAAGTTGACTCTTATTTTTTGTTGTCAAATTTTGACAACAATTTTATTAATAAAAATATAAAATATTAATAATTTTATCCTCCTGAAAACACTAATTTTTGACTTCAAAAAATTGCAATTCTAGGAGGATAAAAATGCCACTTTTGCCCGTGGTTGAGCCATTTCTTATCAAAAAAAATGAAAATCCATTCCCTTATAATATATATATAAATATATAAATAAAAAAATATAAATTTAAATTTTAAAATAAATAATTTAATTATTTTTTTTCTTTTGTTAGTTTTGACAAATTTTAATTTGTCAAATTAATTAATACACAGTAATTACTACTAACAAAAAAGAAAATACAACAAAAAGGTTTAAGTCTAAGGAAATGTTGCCGCAATTAATTTAAATTGAAATCTGAGACAAAAACACACTGTGCAGAGTGAGTTTGAAACCTAAAATATAGAATTTTAGAAACAGTATATAATATATAAAAGTATTTAAGCTTTTAGTCCAAAATGTTAAGACTTTAAACTGTCAGTATAGTCACTAAGACTTTAAATTAGGAGGCAACCTTTATGGAAGAAAATATTCAAAACACTGAAAATTTAGAGCAGGTAAACACTGAGCAGCCTGCTGCCACTGAAAATATTGTTAATGAAAATAATGCTCCTGAAATAGATTATAACAAACTTGCTGATATAATCACAAAAGGAACACAGTCTAAAGAAGACGCAATTCTTAAGAGCTATTTTCAGCAAGTAGGAATGACTAAGGAAGAAGTTGGAGAAGCAGTTAAAGCTTATAAAGAAAAGCAAGCTTCAAAGATTAATGAAGAAAAACAGAATATTGAAAACTTAAGAAATGAACTTAATTCTCTTAAGAGTGCTCTTAAGAATGAGAGACTTAACAATACAGTTAATAGTATTAGTAAAGAGTTAGGTTTAGATGAAAAAGCTTTAAAAGCAGTTAAGAAACTTTGTGATTTTGACACTTTAACAAAAGATGAAGTAGATAGTGCTAAGATTAAAGAAACATTTGTTAATACTCTTAGAGAATATCCTGGTCTTATTGGTAAAGTAGCTGATGAGAAGATTGGAACTCCAAAATCACAAGATGATGTAATGATTAATGAAAAATTAGATGAGTTATTTGGTATAACTAAAAAGCAGACAGTAGAAAGTAAAAAAGAAGATTCTAACCTTGATAAGCTTTTTGGTTTATTGTAAAAAAAAGCAATTCAAAAAAATAGCATATAATATATAAAAATTAAATAAAGGAGATTATAAGTTATGTATAATGTTAATATTGTAGCTGGTTCAAAGTATCAGAGACAGATTGATGAAATTTACAAAAATGGTGCTAAGACCTCTATCCTTGAAGGTTCAAATGTTAATGTAATTGCTGGACCTGCTGGAAAATTTTATGTAGCAAAAGAAAGTTCTAACGGACTTGGAGATTATACAGCTAACGGATATCCTACTGATGAAGTAGCACTTACTTGGGAAGAAATCACAAGACTTAATTCAAGAGCTGTAAGAAAGACAGTTGATAGACTTGACAACTTTGATTCAATGGACGTTGTAGCAGCTTCTCTTTATCCTTCACTTATCAGAAATCACGTTGTTCCTGAGACAGATATATTGAGAATTTCTACAATTGCTAAGAAAGCTCCTGTAGCTAACACTGTAGCTGCTAACCTTACAACTGGTGCAGATGTTATTTCTGCTATCAATGTAGCTAGAACTAGATTTGCTAACACTGAAGTAAGTATGGAGAACCTTATTCTCTTTATCAATCCTGCACTTACAAACTTAGTAAGAACAGTATCTATGCTTAACAGCCCATTACAGAGTATTTTTGCTGATATGAAAGTAGTTGAAGTTCCTGAGACAAGAATGTTTACAGATGTAACTCTTAAGGACGGAACAAGTGAATTTGGATTTACTCCTGGTGGAGTTGCTATCAACTTCTTACTTATTGATAAGGGTGCTGTTATTTGTAAATACAATCAGTGGACAAAAGAATACAATCCTGGTGAATATCCTGGACTTGACTCATTTGTTCTTGAGTTCAGAAATGAGAACTGGTGCTCTGTATTTGACAATAAAGTAAATGGTATTTACCTTCACACTGTTGCTGGTGAATAATGCCATTGTAAAATTCCTGAAAAAATCTGGAAGCCTAAGTCTTATTAGATATGGTAATCAGAGGTGAAGTTAATTTTCAAAAGGATTAACAGCCGCAACGCATAGGACTTGAAACTTTTATGATAGAGGGCTGAATATTCAGCCCTCTATTTTTATAAAAGAATATAATAGACCCAAGAGGCAGGAACACTTTAAAAAAGTGAAAAGATATGCTGACCTTATAGG